GCATACGAAACAACGTCCGTTTGGGCTTCATCTCAAACGAAGCAATCATCACCTTTTGCTTTTGCTTGATAAGCCCCAAGGCAATCATGCCTGTCACCATGCTCTTGCCTCCACCGTTACCGCCAGCGTACAGCGTCACCTCACCAGCGCGGTACTGAAAGCCTTGGTGAGTCTTAGACCACGGCATGGTTTGGTAGTTGTCCACCACTGGGTTTGCAAGTTCGTCTTGGAGTTCATCCAAAAACTCATTCGCTTGCTTAACCTTCTGCGCAACGTCATTGGCTTTAAGGTATTTTTCAAAGTCCACCTCGTCTGGCTTGACGATACGGATTTTCCGAGCCGCGTCTAATTCTTGCGCTCTTTTTTGCACGTCAGACGTTTGCATATTTCATTGCCTCTTCAATTCGCTGTTGTGATAATTTCATTCGCTCTCTGTCGCCTTCGCTCAACTTCTTGCCTTGGCTCATGTCGTAGGCGCAAATGGACACCACCAAAGCCTCAAACGAAATGATGCGCATCAAGTCGCTGGCGTAAAACGCAGGCTTCATGCTCTTCTTGCCTTCGACTGGGTACTCGCGGCGCTTGTCGTCAGGCGGGAACAAATCGGTCATGTCCATGCCCAGCGCCTGCACTACGTTCAAGGTCTCGCAACCCGCAAAACAGTGAAGCAACACGCGACCGTCTTCCGTCTCACGGATTGCCAACGATGGGCCTTTGTCATTGTGGGCAGGACAGCACGCAGTCCAAGAGCCATTGCGACCCTTGACCTTGGTCAGCATACCCAGCATACGCTCGACAGGCGTCATATGACCCTCCGACCCACGGCTGGCGTGCCTGCATCGTCTTCCCATCGACGTTGGTTGATGTACGTCAGCGGTGCTGGCTCAAACCCGCCAGTCCATTGGTCAGTCACCTTGAGGATGTTGACTTGGGAGATGATGGTCTCAGCCACTGAGTCAAGCCCAGCCTTCGCCCACTTCTTCTGGCACTCTGCTTTTGCTACCTTGCGTTTGGAGGCAGGCCAAGCATTCCAGAACTCGTCGAATTTCGACGATGTATTTATATTCTTCTTCTGTATCTGTATCTTCTTAGGGTTATCTTTCGCTTTCGATTCGGTTTTCGATTCGGTTTTTGACGGTCTCCCGCCTCGCTTTCCGAGTTGTCGATTATTTTCAACTTGATGTTGATACTTGGTAACTTCGACATGGCAACGATTGTTGAAATACCCTGTTTCGGTACGTTCAAAAAATTCATCCAAAACCGATTCGGTTATGTCCAAATCAAGGCGAATCTTCCTAGCAACCGATTCGGTATCAAGTGGGATTTCCTTCTCGCTCATGTAGTAAAGGTCAAGCAGGCGTCGGTACGCCAAGTCCTCAGCATCAGACAAATGCACTGTGTGTGTGAGGTAGTCACCGATGTGAAATTTGTACCATATCATTTCGCTGTCTTTCCAAAGATGTCTGGGCGCAACTCCGCCCGCTTCACTTTCCTGCCTGTATGCAACTCAATGTCGCGTGCCAGTTCGGGACTAGGCAGTTGTCGCCCCGTAACAATCAATGAAAACCACGTTTTGCTGATGCCCAGCTTGCGGGCTAACGCAATCTTCGTCCCCCTTGGTTTGTCCTGAAAATATTCGTTTAAAGTCATCGGGTTCCTTTCTTGGTTAAGCGGATGTTACACTAAAAAAAATTGTTGTGCAACGTCAGATTAAACATGATACACTACGCCCAGTTTAACTTGAAAGCGAACATATGACTGGCGAATACGAAATGCATCAACTGATGCTGGAGAGGCAACAAATGCTTGAGGAGGCTCTAGAACGGGCTGAGACAGGCGTTGCAACCGAGGACGACTGGAACATCATCCGCCACGAGTGCGGACTGTCCAAGAGACCTATAGTGACTTTAGAAACTGTAACCCTAACTAGGAGCGAATGATGGCTTTAATAGCGAAAGAAAGCGGAGGCGGTGGTGGTGAATTTACCCCAGTGCCACAAGGAATGCACCTCGCACGGTGCTACCGAGTCATTGACTTGGGAACTCAAGAATCAACCTACCTTGGCACAGTCAAAAAACTGCCCAAAGTGATGTTGCAATTTGAGGTGCATGGAGAAGACGACTCGGGCAAGCCCATTGTCACAGCCAAGAATGAGCCTATGTCCATCAGCAAGAACTTTACGCTCTCGCTGGCTGAGATGGCTACCTTGCGCAAAGACCTGCAAACGTGGCGTGGTCGCGAGTTCACACCCGAAGAGTTGCGTGGCTTTGAACTCAAGAACGTGCTGGGCGCGTGGGCGATGATTTCGGTCATCAAAGCGATGGGAAACAACGGCAAAGAGTACACCAATGTTGCCGCCATCATGTCTGTACCCCCAGCAATCAAGAAGGCTGGGATGCCCCAAGGTCACAACGACTTGAAGTTGTTCTCAATTGACGAACCCGATATGGCGCTGTTTGACAGCTTCAGTAGCGGTTTAAAGGAGAAAATCCAAAAGTCGCCAGAGTGGCAGGGTCGAGGCGGTTCAAGCGCTCCAGCGCCCTCTAAAGCCCCTTCTAGTGGCTTTGACGACATGGACGACGACATCCCGTTCTGACCATGAGGCTTATGCGTAACCAAAAAGCGGCGCACATTGATTTCTTTCAGTTCAAAGGAATGATTGAAACCAATCCCAAGGCGACGCCCTGCGACATTGACATGATTTTTGAACGGAAGTGCAAATTTTTTGTCGGTGAGTGGAAGCGGGAAGGTGAAAGCATCAGCCAAGGACAGGGGTTGCTTCTGCGCAATTTGGCAAGGCAACCCCAGTTCACGGTCGTCATCATCCAAGGCAACACGGACGGTGAGATGGTGGTCGAGAAGTTTGAGCAACTTTGTTCAGATGGTCGTTTTAGGGTGCGTGGCAAATCTGTTGATGACCTCAAAAAGTTTGTCACGCGCTGGTACAACTGGGCAGACGCCCAAGAATTTCAATGAGGAAAAAATGTCACTAACAACCCCAGCAATACGCGCAAGCGAATCAAATCACTGGTACACCCGCGATGGTGCGCCACAGTACACCGTAGAGGCTAAGAAGGGCGGGCAACGCAACACCACTCTTCGTGACGCTCGTACAATGAACTTGGTTCCCAGTGTCACTACAATCCTCAATATCGCCGCGAAACCAGCCTTACTGGCTTGGATGCAACAGCAAGTGTTGTATGCGGCGTTAACGCTTCCCCGACGCCCCGACGAGCCTGAAAAGGAATACATCGACCGAATCATCAACGATTCCAAAGAGCAGGGTCGTGCGGCGGCGGACGCGGGAACAGACATCCATGCATCCATTCAAGGCTTTTATGAAGACAAACCAACAGGAAAACACCAGCAGAGTGTTGACGCCTGCTCTACGGCAATCAAAGAACATTTCGGAGACCAAATCTGGATTTCCGAGCGCTCATTCGCGCATGAAGCGGGTTTTGGAGGTAAGTGCGATTTATTTTGCGCTGGCTCCACAAACGTCGTCATTGACATCAAAACCAAAGAGTTTACCGACCCCGCAAAGGTTGATGGATACGATGAACACCTCATGCAACTCTCGGCTTACCGAGTTGGCTTAGGCATCCCCCAAGCACGCGCCGCCAATGTCTTTGTATCTCGCAACGTCCCTGACCTTGTCGTGGTGCGCGAGTGGAGCGCAGAAGACCTTGACCGTGGCTGGGAGATGTTCATGCACCTCCTGCAATTTTGGCAAATCAAAAACTCTCACAAATAAGGAATGAAAATGTTAAGCGAAGAAACAGTCAAACAAATCTTCTTCCAAAGCGACCGCCCCCGCAAAGACCCACTCATGGCGGACGAGGTAGACATCATGCAGT